TGACATTGCTTACGCCGCCGCTGGCAACTTCAGCAACAGCACTTGCACTATAGCCATATTGATTGATTTCAAAACGCACCCAGTTGTGACGTCCGTCAACATTGATGTATGCACGATCGGTTTGATTGGTGTATACTGTTTGTGAGCCAATGTCATACCATGGACCAAGTTGTGTTTCGCTACCTTGTGCTTTGAGATTACCAGTGAAGTTATCAAAGTCAAGCTGGAAAGTTGTTAGTGTGTTGTTGGCAGTGTATGCCATGCTGGTATAGTTTCTGTCACCGCTAGCAGCCGGAGTATTCTGCTTGGTCGGCTCTGGTATTTCCAAGATAGTGCTTTCCACATAGTCAGGATACACACTGTCTACGATGTCTACTTGCCCTCTTCCTGAACTGTAAGCATCAGTGAACACTGCTTCGTACAAATCACCGCTGGCACGTTCCAAACTCCATGATGCAGTTTGTTGCTCAATTGAATCAAGCTCTTCACTGGTCAGTGTGACTTTGGCTCTGCCATATGTTGGTGCTAGTGCAACTAGGTCTTTGGCAATAAGCAAATTATCGCCATCTGTGCCAATCATTCTAAATGTGATTGTGCTACCTGAAATATTTACAGGCTTCTGGTCTTGGTTGATAAATTCAAATAATATGACATTATCAACACCGCGGTTTACTTTAAGTTTTTTAGCATACACTGGTTGCCATCTCCTCTGAAAGTAAGCACCACTCGTGTCAGGTAATAGTACCTGCTGCTTTTGCTGATATAAATATACGGTGGTAGAATACATTAAATTAACTCCGATTATAAGGTATTTATGGGCGTAGAGCTATTCGAAAAGATCGCTGAACGATATCCATTTATTACTTTTTGCACTTATGCGGGCAATGAGTATGTGGGTGTGATTCAAAACAGAGATGATCAAATAACAACCATCTATGACTTTGGCAGCATTGTCAACGATCAGCAGAAACGAGACTTTTTAGAGTTTGCAAACCAGTGGTGGTGGGAAAGCAACAGAAGCATACCTATCAACATATTTCTCAAACAAGACTGGGAACAGTTTAGGCCTTTTCTCAAAACGTTTATCAACAAAGATTTGGATATCATTCTAGGCCCTGCTACAAGTTTAGCAGAGCTATCACGCAAGAAAATCAAACGCCGCAGTATTACACTTGTTCGCAGAGTAGATTAAGGTGCAGTGCTACTAGCTTTGCATAGCTAACAGCATGCGACTTTTTAAACACAAACCCATCTGAACTATCACCGTCCCACACACTGTCAAACACTTCGTCCCAAGGCTTGTTTTTGAGATGTGCTTTGCCAGGGCGAATAATGGATATAAATGCAGCCATTCTTGGTATGCTGTCTGGCTGCATTTCTTTTAGCAGTTGTGCATAGTTACCCACATGTACCAGTTGTTCGGCAATACCCGGCTTTTCCCACATCAGTTGCCACTGTGGTTCTTGTGCTAGCAAATTGTCATAGTGTGTTTGATCACGAATCAAACTGTACACGCTCATATTAAGCAAGTCCAGTTTAAAGTATCCGCGGTCATCTGCTGCTTCAAAACTAATTGCTGCACACCCAGTTTGTGGATCATATGGTATAGGTGTAACATAAACACCACTTGCATGTTTTTTAGGCAACATTCCGTCTGCTGTGCGCTGTCGTGCAGGCGTACACTTTATCAAGTCAATAATTTGCTGTCTGTCAGCAAAGTCAATGTCTACATCGGCACTCATATTTGTTTTGTTTCTTTTAATTTTGGTATTAAGACCTGATCAGCAAACGCTTTGTGTGCATCACTATTATAATGTCCTATAGTAGGGTTGTCAAGACTATCGAGCGGAATAAATTTTTGTTCATGTGCCCAGTTTAAAAATCCAAAAGTTTCTAAATTAAATATACGCAAATCTTTGGCAATTTGATCTTTAAAAAAATCTAGTAAATATTCGTCATCTAACTGCTGAGCAACCGGTGCTTGAAATATCAAATAGTTTATATTGTACTGCTTACATACTGCTGTAAACATAAGCAAGTCAGTTAACAAGTTGATACGCTCGGCATATGGACTAAAGAAAAATGCTTTAGCTTTATTAAGATGGGTTGAAAACTTCGACCTTAACATATCTGATTGGATAAGTTTTGGCTGGGGAGTATACTTCCTGGACCAGGAAGTATCTATAGGTTTTCCTAAAAGTAAACGTTCTTGCCAATCTGTAAATACACTAAACTGATGTGTTACAAACTGTGACTCTTCAGGATAATCAGCTGTTAGATCATCAACCCATAAATCACTTCGTATTTCAAAAGTTAAACTGATAAAAACAATAATTTTTTGGTTGGGGTTCAATTGACGTTGATGAATAATATCGTGCAAACTTGTTCGAATAATTCGCCGATTGTTTGATCCGGAAATGGATTTGTTTAAAACAAATCCATTCAGTGTCTCTCCAACATAATCAGCATGAACTTTTCCATTTAAATCAGGATGGAATAATGAGTTACTATAGCTGCAACCATTGCAATAGATTAAAGGAAAATCCACATTTATACCAGTTCTTCAATGATGCCCATTACTTCGGCTGCTGCAAACAATCCTGCTGCCATTGTTAGTGGAACGGCTGCTACTCCGCCAATAATAGTAGCACCAGTATACAGTGCATAACAACCAATCAGTCGCAATACACTTTTAAACATGCTTGCCCAAAAATGTTTATCTTTGCTTTTTGGCTTTTGCTCAACTTGTGCTACTTTAGGTCTTGTCAATCCCATTTTTTTCTCCTTTGGAATATAAATTGTAATTCTGTCTGTGTGAAATGCCATTACCAACCTGCCTGTTTTAGTATTTCTTCGCAGTAGGCTTGGTCTGCTGGATAGTCTTGAAATTTCTTTTGCCAAAAGTCTGGATCAATCCAAGGCCACACTATTTTTGTTTGATCTGCATTCATGTTAGCCAAATACTCTTGTCCGCTTTCTGAATTGAACACCAACCATGGTGAAATACGCCCAGTACTTATAGCAAAGGCAACTCTGTTCTCGTTGCCGTAACGTAAAAAGTCATGCGGTGGATTTCCTGTATCCTCACTCCACTTTATACTATACTCAATGCCTCTTTCAAGGGCATCTTGTAATGCTTCAATTTTGATGTAGTGCAGCAAGTATTCGTCATACACTGTATCTCGAGCCCAGTGGTCGATCTTTTTGTTTTGCTTGAGCAGCCAGTCTAGGAACTTGGGTACGTTGATAGCATTGATGTCCACACAGTATCTGCCAAACTTTACAAATGCTTTATAGTATGGCGACTTTGCAAAATCAGTATAGGTTTTCAGTTTAGCACTGCCCTGTGTTACAGTATAGAAGCGCAGATAAGCCTGCAAACCAATTTGCACGCCTACTTCTTTTTCTTCTTGGAAACGTTTCTTTTGCTCACAAACGTGAACCGCCAGTGTGCTTTCGCGTCTAAACTCGCGTTCACAATACTTGCATTGATAAGTTTCACTTTTTGTCTGCAACTCCGCTGTCACGCATGTGTTCCTTTAGTTCTTTGGGTGTAATCAATTTGCTTAACAGTTCTATCTCATCTGCTTTCATTGCAGGATACAGTTCCATTAGCATTTTCTTACCTTCATTGTTGCCTTTTTCTTTTTTCTTTGGTGATATCCATTGGTGCCTGTGGTTGCCCATACCTGGTGATACACTTGTAGCACATAACCATTGTAACTTAGGATGCCGGTTGATGTCAAAGAAATGTTTGTTCAATCTTTCATTGCAGGCAACCAAATAGTATTCTTGCAACTCGCTTGGGCCTTGCACTGCACTGCCCCAACGAATCATAAGATAGTTTGAAAACTTCTTGCGTTCCTCATCAGTGAGACTGTCATAGAACTCACGGTCCTTGCTGTCAAAACAGCGCATTTCGTTTGCTATGTTTAGTTTATCGCTCACGGTATACTGTCCAAAATTTGTGTAGCGCATAGAACCAAAAACCATTTATAATTGGTTCTACCAGCGCATCAACGGCGGCAAGTTCTAGCCTTGCTCCAGTTATAAGATAGTTGCAGGTCATTGCAATAAAAATATGCCCAATGGTATATATCACAGCCAGCACAACACTACTGTCGCCTATAATGCGCTTGAGTAGATTGTATATGCCGACTCTAAGTTCTACCATGCTTTGTTGTAGTCCACTACTTCACAGTTACGACTGATGTCTTTGACAAAGTACACACAACGTGGATTGTCTTTGTCTTCCACTGGCACTGCCAACATCTGCCCATTTTTCAGTTTAGGCACATACCAAGTTACATCCTGGTACACATCAATGATCTCAATGGGCATGTATGTTGGAGAGAAACTGGTTAGTGGATTAAATTCAAAAGTTTTAAATCCTCTGTCATTTATGCTGGTTAGCGGCAGCATCTCAAGATCGCCAACTTCTTCTTCGCCAATTAGCACTTGCCAGTCAATGGGCATCTTCATAATGGTGTTGCCAATCTTTAATACCAGTGCAGGACTATTGAATGTTTCTAAAAAGATTAAAGGAATATACATATGATCCGGATTGTTAGGATCACTGTTATCAAAGATAGCAAATCGCATATCATCAATTTCTTCTGGCAGTGTATCCAAATCAAATACAGTGTTGTCCAGTGTTAAAATTCTCATTTAGTCCTACCCATAATAACTCCGTAGTCTTGAGTTAGTAAAATTTCAAATCCGTTGACCAATAAGTATGGTACAACAGCCCCTCCTTTGCCTATATACACGCCGTTGTGTAAGTAGGTGTCGTCTAAGCATACAACACAATTGTCAGTCATATGCGGTAATAAATTTTGCATCTGTGTTAAATGTGCAACTTGACAGTTAACATTATTCATTTCAATGCCGCGTTCTCGATACCAAGCACGTTGCTCTTTAATCATTTTGTCTTGGGTACCAACTTCCCAGTCCCAATCGAAGTTATCTAAATATAACACGCTAATTTGGTGTTTGCAAGTCTTTGTCCACTCTGTTCCATCACAATGGATAAATTCTGTAATGGGTTTTAGATGAGCCGGGATACACTGTGCCAATCTGCGTGGCATATTTTCATCCAAGTCCAGTGTAATAAACTGTGTGCCCAACTGTTCAGCAATTTCAGCAAAGTATGCACTGGAACCTTCGTAGCGATCACTGCCTATTTCTAATACAATTCCACTGTGATTGTTGTTAACATAGTTTTTTACTTGTTTGTAACAATCACCCATTCCAATCCAACTTTTCTACAGTAAATGGATAGTTTGCTTCTTTGTAAAACTGTTTACGCTTTGTTAGGTGCCGCTTGGCAAATCTACAGGTGCTTGTTATGTCCCAGATTTGGACGTGGTCTTTGTCTTCCGCTTTCCGAATACCGCGACCAATACTTTGTATAACCCGTACAAAACTTTTACCTGGCTCCAGTAATACAAGATTAAAAATACGTGGTAGATTAATGCCAACGGCAGCGACACCGTATGTTGCAACAATGATTTTACCCGTTGCAGTAGCCACTTCGTCATATTCATCCTGCCTATCTTTTGCTTTGGTGCTGCCGCTTACAAACACAGCATCATCGCCCAGTCTGCTTAACAGTTCTTGCCCTGCTGATATTCTGTCTACCAGCACCAGTGTATTGCCAGTTTTATTTACTTCTGCAACCAAGCCTGCAATAGTATCAAGTCTACCTTTTTCTTCAAAAAGGTATTTTAATTCGCTTTGATAGTTTGAAAATTCAGCATGGTCAATCAACTGCACAACATTGACATGACAGTTTGCAAGCACACCTTTGTCTTGCAGTTCGCTAGCTGCTAGTTGATTGATAACAGGACCTAGACTGCAATGCAGTGCTTGAAACTCAAATGGTTCTTTGGGTACTGTGCCTGTTAGCCCCCAACGCATGGGTATCTTGCTCATAACACCTGTTAGCAGTGTTTTAAGTGCATCTGCTTTGGCCATATGCACTTCGTCTACCATTACACACACAACATCTTCTAAAAATTCATGTATGGTAATGTCTACACTTTGATTTTTGGT